AGCTATAACAACCTGAGCTTTCCCTTGATGAAAACAACTTACGTTATACTGGTTTTGTGGATTGTATCTTGCAAAGAATATCCCGCAATTTTCATCTTCAAGGTTTAATTTGGGTTTCATTAATTCAAAGAAATGCGACCGCTCATTGTCGTTCATTTCGTCGTGGTGCTCATTGATTAATTTATCCCAAAACATGGCACGTGCTATTGGTTTTGGTGGAATGCAAACTTCTGCAAGGAATAGAAGCTCGAAAAAGTCTATTTTAAATTGGCTCATTTTATTATTGATTAAGCGGTGTAATTAATTGCAGTCTGCTTTTTGTAAATCCTCTTTCCTTTGCCAATTTTGGATTTGCTTCAATCCATTTATGACCTTCATCCGAAACCGCCAACCAAGTTGAAGTATCATTCAGGTATTTCCCCCGGCCTCTCATATGGTGAATTTGATCACTTCTCAAATCCGGATAAACCGCGCAAAACATATTCTCAGCCTTTTGTAAAAACTCAATTCTTAGTTTCCTGTAAATGGCACGTTCAGAAGAAAGTTTTTTTGACATTGGTTTGATAGGCTTGATAACCTTTGTGGGTTTTGGCTTTTTGTCAGCCCGTTCCCATTGGTGATTCTTGCAAAACCCTTTTCCCCAAACGTTATAGGCACATCCCGCGTGTTGGCATGTTTTCGGCATGGGCTATTCAAGTTTTGTCCAGTAGTGATGTCGGGTATTCTTTTCAATTTGTCCATCAACAATGGGGAACTCATCAAAGGGACCTTCGCGAACTGTTGATTTTATGCACTGTCCCATTAACTGACTCTTTGGAGGTTTGCCTGTTTTTCCCATAAATACCCGGTACTGGCAACCATCGACTGTTTGATATGTTCCTACCATCAGAAATTTGGTTCGTATGCATTAGGGGTTAAATCAAATCCGGAACCGATTTGTAGTTTGTTTATGTCGGTTAGCGGTGGTGGGTCTTTTGCTAATTCAGGCTCTGGAAATTTAATGTCGGTTTGTGCTTGCTTGCTCAGATATCGGTCTAATTCGTTTTCAAATTCATAACCCTCTTCCGCGTATCTGCCTGTGGGTATATCGTAATGAAACCCCTGTGATCCGATCTTGCCGATAAATTTGTATTTCACCTTCTGGACATACACAGTTACCATGTTCGTCTCAAAGTTCCTGTAAATAGAAAGGCAGTTGTAGGCTTTGTTGAAAAAATGCGCGCTGCCTGCGATATCGTAAGGGGTAGCGACATTGTACATCCCGGTCTTATTATCTTTTTGAATTTTGGTAGGATGTGCAATAAGAAATCCATGAACATCATAAACTTTCAGAAATACGCAGAGCTTCGTTAAAAGCTCACTGATATACTGCGTTTCGCTATACCCTTTTGGTATTCGATGTTCGATGTAATTGTATGGATCAATCAAAAGAACCTTAATGCCTTTTTTGATAACCAACTCCCTGGCTAATTCGATAATCCCATCAATGGTAATGTCAATTTCATCAACCTTCATGAAAAAGAAATGATCGTCAACAAATTGAACGCCTTTCTGCATTTTCATTTCTGAAACCTTATCCTTGCCAATTGTTTTCCCACCGACAAACTTTGATATCAGCGCCATTGCATGCAGGGCCGAAGGTTGATTCTCTGGCGAAAAAACACCCATTCTCCAATCGAATCTTGCAGCAAGTCTGACCATTGCCTGGTCCGTCCAGTCTGATTTACCGCTTCCAGGTATCCCGGTAATAACCGTCAGTTCTCCGCCACGGAATGAAAACAGATTGTCGAAATCTTTGTACCCCAACTTCAAACCTTTTGGAAATCCGTTTTCGTAATAATCCATGATCCCCGCCACCAAATCTTCTTCACTTACAATTCCTTCCAGCGGTAAAGGTTTTGCATTATCGTACATTTCCTTAACTGCTTTTGCCCCATGTTTAAGCAATACTTCGTTTGTATCCTTGCAGTCGTCCGGCCATGTAATTGTGTAACACCTGTCCCGTCCTAAACGGCGGATCAATTCATTTCCAAGTTCGATTCCAGCCGAATCGTTATCTGTTGCAATTATTATTTTTGTTTTTCCTTCAAAATACTGAAAGCAGTTGTCAAGATATTCAAGCCGTTGGTTTCCTTTGCTGGCTCCGTTTGGAACGGATACAGATTTATACACTCCGCACTGATAAGCGGTCATAGTGTCAATTTCTCCCTCTTGAATTGCACACCAGTCAGCGTCTTTTATTCCATCCAGGTTGTAAAAGATAAGTTTAGCGCCTGAAACCATTCTGAATCTCTTACCTGATGCCCGGAACTTGACATTGATGAGTTCGCTGTCTTGGTAGTAATTAAAGTTTATGCAATCGGCATTTCCCTCGTTTGCTTTATCCTTTTGATACATCCATTCAACCGACTCAGTGACTTTGAAATATTCAAGTGTCGTTTTTTCAATGCCTCTTGACTGGAAAAAAGAAATAACTTTTTCAGAAACCGGAAGCTGCTTAATGTCGGGCTTTGTGTATTCCCGGCTTTGATAACCTTTTTTATTTTCTGATTTAATCACATAAACTTCTCCGCAGTTGTGGCAGTTAGCAACTCCGTTGGCCGGACTAATCGAAAGGCACTTGTCTTTTTTGTTTTTACGGGTATCTGAACATGCCGGGCAAAGCGCCTTAACATTCACAGCATTCATGTTCACATTAACACCAAGGTCGGACCACGATTCAATAACTTGTGTGCTCATACAATAATTTTCTTTTGAAGTGGTGAGTTTGGGTGTAGTTCAGGATTGTGCCCGTTAATATTGTTTGCTTTTTTAATTATCTCCTCGCCAGAATCTTTCCATGTCCCATTGACTGCTGCCTTCCAGTCCTTCATTTTACTTTTTCCAACCATCCATCCATTACTTTGATAATGTGCCGTGAATTTCTCAGCAAAAATTAAAGCCGCTCTTTGAGAGCAATTATTTTTAATTGAGAAGTATTCAGAAACTTCTTCAATGGTTGGCGCCTTGAATGAAGACTTACTCTCAGGTTTTGAATTGGTGGGCGGGTCTACAGATACTTTAGTATCTTCTTCTTTTACTTTCTCTTTACCTTTACTTTGTGTCATTTCTGTCACAGAAACCGAAGTGCTTGTAGAATTTGTTTTATTGTCCAGGCGCTTTTCGTAGTTTTTACGGGCTAAATCTCTCTTCTCGTAAACAGATTTGAGCTTATCATCAAGCGTTTTGCTGTATATTCTGCCGCTTTCTGAATATAAAAGTTCCAGTCTGATACAGTAATTCAGCAATTCACGTATTTCTGTGACAGAAACTCCGAAGTCTCCGGCAAGTAATTCAATTTCAAGTTCGTTGTCTACAAATCTGTTTTCATCAGATTCTGTTAGAACCTCTAAAAACATAACCCAAATAGCATAACCCGTTATACCGAATTTTGCCCGGATAGCTTTGATCTTTCTATGATTTCGCATATCATGATCATGTCCAAAAAAATCAGCATTATTTTTTGAGGGCCTGGCCATTTAGTTTTCCCGCAATTAAATTTCAGACAATAATTTTTCCGCCATTTCCAGGTGCATCATGGCAGCTTTCCGTTTCTCACTTGTCGCTTCGTCCTTAACTGAATCGATTTCGGAAGTGACCTTTAAATAACATGCTTCGATTTTTGGATCCCTGCTTTTTCCATATAGCCAGTTACGGATCATATCAAATGTGTATTTCCTCCCAGATGGCGAACGTTGACCAGATCCATTTAACCGCTCAAGGATAATTGGAGCCACATTTTTAGTAATTCTTGCCGCTTGTGAAGAAGTTTCACCTTTTTGTTTGCTTGTTTCCATAGTTTGTATAAATTTGTACAACTGATGTATGTATTTAAGTACAACACAGTACAAATATATGCAAATGAATATTAAAAACCAACAAAATAATATAATTATGAAAGAAAACTTCATTGACAGACTATTATTGTTTGTTGATCAGCACGGAGGAGTATATGATGTAGCGGAAAAGATTGAAATTTCACCGCAAACATTTTATTCCATGAAGCGAAGAAACTCACTGCCGAATTTGAGTTTGGTTTACTTACTTAAAGAAAAGTTTCCGGCTCTTGATACCGATTGGCTTTTATTTGGGGAATCGGGCGATAAGGATTCGGAAGAAATTTCGGAATTGAAAAAAAAACTTGAACGGTTCGAATCAATCGTTGATAAACTCGTGGGAAAAACTAAGGGTGAGGTCAAAAGCTCAGGTTGCACAGGTGAAGCATCTGCATTCATAACAGCGAATGGTAAGAGACGCTTCCTTTTGTCGCCGGGTCTCACTCATAGGATGTACACCAGATTTTGAACA